TTGCCACACGGAGCTGACTCCCGGAGATATCATCGACACACATCAGATTCTGGATACCTCGATGATTCTTGCCGAGCAGATCACGACGATCGGCAAAAACACACTGCTGAACTATGTCGGTAAAATTGCCGATATCGCTGTCATGCAACGTATTGATCATGCTGTACTGACACAGCTCGGTCTCAGTCACAAGGAGGAATGCAAATGCCTGTAAATTTCGTAAATATCCCGGACGCACTGAAGCAGTCTGCTTCCTTCTGCGTCTGGAAACTTGAAAAGCGAGGCGGCCGCCCGACCAAGGTACCGTATGATCCGAGAACACGACAGATGGCGAAAACAAACGAACCTTCTACATTTACCGACTTCAATACTGCGATGAAGGCGTATGCTATCGGCGGCTGGGACGGTATCGGCTATCGTGTGTCAGAAGGTATCGGTGCAATCGACATCGACCACTGTATCCGAGAGGACGGCAGTCTGAATGATGTCGCAGCATCTATTCTCGGCATCTTCTCAACTGCCTATTTTGAAAAATCTCCGTCCGGTACCGGACTCCGTGGTTTCTTCAAACTCAGCCCCGATTTCGCTTACGATAAGACCGTGTATTACATCAACAACCGTAAGCACGGTCTGGAGGTCTATTTGCCGGGAACTACAAACCGTTTTGTGACCGTCACCGGAGATATGTTTCGCCCCGGAACCGTTGAGCGTGATGATGATGCGCTCCGCAATCTGCTCGACACCTTCATGAAGCGCAGCACCCGTGTATCCAATAAGAACATTGAGCCTGCATCCTATCTGGACGATGAAGGTGTTATTGCTCACGCATCCGCGTCTGCGTCCGGAGATAAGTTCAAGGCTCTGTATGCCGGCAACTGGGAGGAAGGCTACGATTCGCAGTCCGATGCAGATATGGCGTTTGTGTCCATGCTCTGCTTCTGGTGCGGCAATGTGGAGGAGCAGATCGACCGTATCTTCCGTTCATCGGGGCTTATGCGTGATAAGTGGGATCGTATGACCGGTGACCGCACTTACGGACAGATCACCATCCGAAATGCAATTGCATCGACTTCCGAGATCTACACACCGATTGCCGATTCTTCCGCCGAGGATGATTTTGAGGATATTGAGGGTGAAGCAGATACGGAACAGCTTATGTTTGAGCCTGATTTCACCCACATCACCCTGACACTGGAACAGATGCAACCACATACAAATCCCAGATATCAGCGTGACGAGATCGGTATCGGTTATGCGTTTGCTGATTTCTATAAGCCTATTGCCCGATTCAACCGTGAACGAGGTATCTGGTATGTCTATGACGGTGCAGTCTGGCGGCCGGACGAGAATGCTCTTGCTGTGGCGGAGCTTGCGAAAAAGCTGGCGGACAGGCTGTACACATTCGCCTTGCAGATCAAGGATGAGGATACTCGCAACAGATATATCAAACGTGTGCAGAAGCTCCAGCTCCGCAAGAACCGCCGCACCATGATCGAAGATGCAAAGTCGGTGTATCCGGTATCGCACGGTCTGTTCGACCACAATACTGATTTGTTTAACTGCAAAAACGGCACACTGAATCTCACCACAGGTGAATTCAAGCCGCACGATCCGGCGGACTTTCTCACAATGATGTCCGGCATCACTTATGATCCGAAAGCTACCTGTCCAAGATGGGAGCAGTTTATCTCTGAGGTTATGTGCAACGATGCCGATCTCGCCTTATATTTGCAGAAAGCTCTCGGTTATGCCCTCACGGGCGACACTTCTCTTGAGTGTCTGTTTATCCTCTACGGTGCGACTTCCCGTAACGGCAAAGGTACCACGATGGAGACCTTTTTGCAGATTGTCGGTGATTACGGCAAGACCTCAAACCCGGAAATGCTCTCTACCAAATTCGGCAACACAAATGCCTCCGGCCCGTCCGAGGAGATTGCCCGCCTTGCAGGTATCCGTTTTGTGAACATCTCCGAGCCGGAAAAGAAGATCACCTTCAATGCAGCACTGGTCAAGAGAATGACGGGTAATGATACGCTGAACGCTCGTTTTCTGCATGAGAACAGCTTCGATTTCAAGCCGAATTTCAAGATTTTCATCAACACCAACTATAAGCCGTCCGTGTCGGATATGACGCTGTTTTACTCCTGCCGTCTGAAGCTCATCCCGTTCAAGCGTCACTTTGAAGAGCATGAGCAGGACAAGGGCTTGAAGGCGTTTTTCGCAGAGGAAAACAACCTCTCTGCAATCTTTAACTGGTGCTATGAGGGGTACAAGCTGTTCAGAAAGCAGGGATTAGACGATCCGACAGCGGTAACGCAGGCTACAAAGGAATATGAGGCGGAGTCTGACCGTATCGGGCAGTTTGTTGATGCTTGGCTCGAAGAAGGCGAAGCATACGAAGAACGTACTTCGGCGGTGTATCGTTTGTATGGTCAGTGGTGCGACAAGTATGGCTACCGCAAAGAAAACAGCAGCAACTTCAATAATGCAATCCAGCGTTTCTTCCCTATCATTCGCAAGCGTCCGGATGATGGCAGCGGTGGTCCTACAACTATGCTTGTCGGTTGCCGTTTTCTGAAACATGAAAACGGTGAACAGGATCATGCCGCAACAGAGGATGATGCTGCCTTTGCGGATTCGTCCGATGTGATGTCATGAGCCACTACATGGCAAAGTGTAGTTGCTTGTAGCAACTTGTAGCTTGGAAAGCTTGATTGAATTATACCGTTTTCTTCGATTCTACGCTATTTTCGTGCTTTGTAGCAGACTGTAGCAAGTTTTTACGGTCTTTATATATATTATTTCTCTTTATATATATTACTATTATTACTTGCTACATCTTGCTACAAATATAAAGAAATAATAGAAAAGATAAGAAGAATAGAGAAAAATCAACATTTGAACCATTATCGCCGTTTGCATTTGCCGACTGCTGTAACTGACAAAGAGTGTGTAAGCGACAAAGCATGGCAGGTGCAAAAGAAATCTGAAATAATCAGGAGGACAAAGAATATGAAAATCATCACTTGTGAACAGGTATCCGCAGGGCACCCCGACAAGGTCTGTGACCAGATCGCAGACGCCATCGTGACCGACTGCCTTCAGCATGATCACAATTCCCGTGTCGCCATTGAGTGCCTTTTCAAGAACCGCACTCTTGTTATCGCCGGTGAACTGACAAGCACACATGAACCGAACTACAGACTACTCGTGGCCGAGGTGCTTGACCGCATCAACAACGGCACAGCCGAGGACGAAGATGCACCGACAAGCAGCACCGATGCCGGCATGGATTACAAGCTCGATTTCACTGTCGATGAGCTGAACATCGAGATTCTGGTGGATCATCAGAGCGGTGACATCGCTCTCGGTGTGGATAAGGGAGGTGCAGGGGATCAGGGAATTATGTTCGGGTATGCGACCAATGAAACGCCAGAGCTTCTGCCAATCCCGTTTGTGATTGCAACGAGATTCCTGCGTATGCTCAAAGCCTATCCCTGCCGTATGCTGAAAGCGGATGCCAAGGCACAGGTCAGCTTCGACTATGACAGCGGCAGGATCACGACCTTCCTCTGCTCGGTTCAGCATATCCGCGATGTAGATGTCGAGGATTTCAGACATATCATCGAAAAGCTGATGGTGAGAACAGCAACCGCCTACGGACTGAATACCGACTTCTTAAAGCTGGTAAATCCCACAGGCAGATTTGTTCTCGGCAGCTCCTTTGCGGACTGCGGCGTGACCGGACGCAAGCTCGCCTGCGATACCTACGGCGGCATCGGACACATCGGCGGTGGCGCGATGTCAGGCAAAGACCCGTCAAAGGTTGACCGCAGTGCTGCGTATATGGCTCGTAAAATTGCGAGGGATATCGTCAGTGCCGGATATGCGGACAAAGCGGAGGTACAGATCGCATATGCCATCGGAGTGGCTGAACCCGTCAGCATCTATGTTGATACCTTCGGCACGGAACATCAGGATACAGAGTTCATCGCACAGTACGTCCGTGAGAACTATGACCTCACTCCGAGAGGAATCATTGACAGCCTCGGTCTGCTGGATGTGGATTACAACAAGGTTTCTGCCTACGGACACTACGGAAAAAAGGGGCTTCCGTGGGAGTGCTAAAAAAATTTTTGAGTTTTTTTATTTTCGACTTCTCAAACAGCCTCTCCCACACTATATAGTAGAGGCTCTTTTACGAGGGCTGACAAACGGAGGTGAAGCCAATGCCAAGCAGACCGAACACACCGTGCAGGCATCCCGGCTGTGCAGCCCTTGTTCCCTATGGCAGCAAGTACTGTGACAAGCACCGTTCCCTCCACCCGGAGGACACACGATCCGCAGGCAGCCGAGGCTACGGCACCGCATGGAACAGAGCCCGCAAGCGTTATCTTGAGACGCACCCACTGTGTGTGGAGTGCATGAAGCAAGGACGCTATGTCAAGGCAACCGATGTCGATCACATCAAGCCGCACCGAGGAGACAGTGTACTGTTCTGGGATCAGAGCAACTGGCAGAGCCTCTGTCACCGACACCACAGTATCAAAACCCGAAACGAAGACCACACCCCTGAGTACAAGTACTGAAAGCAAGCCACACTTACTATCGTTGCGGTTCAGGCAGGCTCAGGGGTGTACCTATGGGCGGGGCCGGGGGCTGGGGCTGCCCCGGGGGGCGGGTCAGAATCTCTGCGGGATACCGAACAGAAGACCGTCGGCCCCTCTCGTGTTAAAAAACGCGAAATTGAAGGCCCCCCGCCCGTCTGGGACCCTGACAGTTGAAAAAAATAGAGCCGCCAACGGAAACGGCGGCAACGGAAAATCTTGATTCTATGCGATATTTCAGATGGCATACTACATCTTCTCCTTTCAAAGCGGCACTGCGCTATTTCGTTAATGAAAACGGTGAAAAACGACGATTTTTCACGCAAAAAACAAGCGAAAAACATCATTTTCAGCGTTTTTATGCTTCCGCCGTTTTTCACTGGGCGCAGCCCGTGTGGATACCGAAAAGGTGCGTAGTAAAGCCATTTTGAGGATGTGAGGATATGACCGACACACAAAAGCAGCAGATCCTCAGTATGCGGATGCAGGGCATCGGATATCACGTCATCGGCAAGACACTGAATCTGGACGAGCATTTGGTACAGCTCTACTGCAAGTCGCATGGGCTTGCCGGAGATGCTGGTCTTGTCAGGCTAAACCACGATGTCTGGTGCCGAGAGAATAACCGCTGCGCCTTCTGCGGCATAAAGCTGAAACAGCCGCGGCGCGGCAGACGCAGACGTTTCTGTTCTGGTAGCTGCCGCACGAGATACTGCATTATGAGAAAAGATACGGAGGTATGAACATGGTCTTAGCGATTCTGAACTGGATTCTGATGTTGTTTATGATCGTTTTTCAGGCGGTCTGGATTCACAGCATTCTGAATCATGACGGCAAATGCCACTACACGGACTGCAAGCATTGTTTCTACGATGGCTGGTGTCCGATTCAGGAAGAGAGGAGAAAACGTCATGACAGAAAACAATAATCAGTCTGTGGTGCAGAACGATCCCGTGAATCATCCGTCACATTACACTGCTGGCGGCATCGAGGTCATCGACTTTCTGGAATCGTGGAACTTCCCGTTCCATCTGGCGAACGCGATAAAATACATCTGCCGCGCAGGGCGGAAAGATAAGAGCAAGACCTCCGAAGACCTCCGCAAAGCGATCTGGTATATCAACCGCTACATTGAGTACCTCGGAAAGCAGGAGGGCAAGTCATGACGCTGACTGAAAAGTTCATCACTGATGCCATTCAGCTTGACAGCGGTGCGGAGGTCATGTACGGCAGCGACCAGATCTATGACACCTATCCCTGCCGCTTTCCGACTGTCGAGTTTCAGCTTGCGGCAACGGATGCACTTGTTGAGGTCGCTGACAGAATCCGTATGGAGAAAGGCTACCTCCCGATGCATCCGCGAGACAGCAGAACAGACGATGTTGACAATGACGGCTGGTATGATTTCTATGTCGGGATATCAAAACTTCCCGGCGACCATCAGCGGTGCCAGCTTGACAGCAGCATCAGCTTTGTGGTCGTTAATTCGGATTCGGATGACAATGAGGATATGTATACAATTGACCTGACGGAATCCGAAAAGGAATGTGTGTATGAAATACTGAACCGGCAGTGCCGGAGATATCACGAAAAAGACTGTGCCACACTTCTGGCAGAGTCCGAAAAGGAGCTGATGGATACAGCATGAGAATTATAAAACGCAACGGTGCGGAAGTGCCGTATAACTGCGAAAAGATAAGAGCCGCAATATCAGCGGCAAATGATGAGGTGTCGGAGAAGATATCTGATACGGCTATCGGCTTCATTGTCGGCAGAGTCGAGCAGCGGTGTGAGGCGCTTGCAAGACCTGTCCATGTCGAAGAAGTCCAGGACATGGTCCTCGATGAACTGGACAAGGCCGAAGCGTACAAACTTGCACGCCACTACAGCGAGTACCGTCTGCGTCATGAGCAGCAGCGTCGGATAAATACGACGGACGGCAAAATCCTCAGTTTGCTGGAGCGCAACAACGAGGAAGCCAAGCAGGAGAATTCCAACAAGAATCCAATCATCAACAGCACACTCCGCGACTATATGGCGGGTGAAGTCAGCAGAGACATCTGCCGCCGCTTTCTGTTTCCGGAGGATGTGATCGCCGCCCATGATGACGGCATCATTCATGTGCATGACCTCGACTACATCGCAGAGCCGATGCACAATTGCTGTCTGGTGAATCTGGCAGATATGCTTCAGAACGGTACTGTGGTATCCGGTACAATGATCGAGAAGCCGCACAGCTTTTCGACTGCCTGCAACATCGCAACGCAGATCATTGCACAGGTGGCATCGAACCAGTACGGCGGACAGACAGTGTCGTTGGCGCACCTCGCACCTTTTGTGGATGTCAGCCGCCAGAAGATACGAGCCGAGGTGTTCGAGGATGTGAACTGCGACTGCGGTGCAAAGCTGTCCGAGGAAGAACTCGACCATATCGTTGAAAAGCGTGTGCGCCGGGAAGTCAAGCGAGGCGTACAGACCATCCAGTACCAGATCAATACACTGCTTACCACCAACGGACAGACTCCGTTTGTGACAGTGTTCATGTATCTGGACGAGGTACCGGAGGGACAGACCAGAGATGACCTTGCGCTTATCATCGAGGAAACGCTGTTGCAGCGTATCGAGGGCGTAAAAAACGAGAAGGGCGTGTGGATCACACCGGCATTCCCGAAGCTGATCTATGTTCTCGATGAGGACAATATTCAGCCCGGCTCCAAGTATTACTACCTCACCGAACTTGCCGCCAAGTGTACGGCAAAGCGCATGGTTCCCGATTATATCTCTGCCAAGATCATGAAACAGCTCAAAGGCGATGTGTATGCCTGCATGGGCTGCCGATCTTTCCTGACACCTTCCGCTGACCACAAGTATTACGGTCGCTTCAATCAGGGTGTCGTTACCATCAATCTTGTGGATGTAGCGTGTTCCGCTGACGGCGATACTGACAAGTTCTGGCAGCTTCTTGATGAACGCTGCGAACTGTGCCGCAAGGCGCTAATGTGCAGGCATGAGCGATTGAAAGGAACTCCGTCCGATGTTGCGCCGATCCTCTGGCAGTACGGCGCACTGGCAAGACTGAAGAACGGCGAGGTCATTGATGACCTGCTGTATAACAATTACAGCACGATCTCGCTCGGCTATGCCGGTATCGCAGAAATGACCTACCGCATGACAGGCTGTTCGCATACAGAA